CGAGGAGCCAATCCGCGTTTGGCGCGACGCTGACGGCGAACCCGGAGAGACGCCGGTATATGTGCTGGACCAACCCGGCAGCAGCGGGTGGTTCTACATCACCGAGGCCGCCGCGCAAGAACTGCTCAATGCCATCGCTGTCCTGAAGGAACAGGCATGAGGCGATTCCTGCGCCAAGTCGCACCGGGCCAGGAGTTCGTGCTGCTGCGCACCGGAGAGCGATACCGCCTCATCAGCATCACGCCGCGCACCGGCTGGGGCACCGAGTACCGGGTGCTGCATCTGGGCGAGCATCGGGAGACGCGACTGCACCATGCCTGCCATGTCGAGGTGATGGCATGAGCTGGTGCCCCTACTGCGAGGCCGAGACGGTCCTCTCGGACTCCATCGTCGTCGACAGCCGCCTGCTGGTGAACGGGTGGGTTCGTAGGCGCAGGCACTGCCGCACCGATGACTCGCACCGCTGGTCAACCTTTGAGATTCGTGCGTTGGATCTTGACCTGTCGGCACACGATCCTGCCGATCTGCGGGAGGCGCGTCGGTGAGCATCTACCGTCACCGCACCCGCGCTCAGATGTTGGAGTGGCTCACAACCAATGTGCGCCATGAGGACGAGTGCCACATCTGGGCCGGTGCCTGCAACTCGGACGGCTACCCGGTGGTCTGCTGGCACCAGCGCGAGGTGCGCTGCCATGCCCGCAGCCTGCTGCTGGAACTGCGTGGCAAGAAGATGCCAGAGCGCCCGGTCACCTGGTCAACCTGCGGCCGCAGAACCTGCATGAACCCGGAGCATTTGCTCTCAGGCACCAGGGCCGACATGACCCGCTGGTTGGCACAGCAGGGCAGATACCCCACAGGACCGCGCAGGAGCCTCGCCAGCGCGTCGGGGCGCATTGCCGGGGCGAGGATGGGTGTCGCTCATGCGAGGACCGTGGCGAGCCTTGCAGCGCAGGGCGTGAGTCACAAGGAAATTGGCGAGCGGTACGGTGTGGTGCCGAGTACCGTGGGCCATGCGCTCAAGCGGTGGCGCAGGACCGGGCTGATCGTGTAAAAAAGAAACCCGGCACGGAGCCGGGTCAAACCGGCGTTGCGCCGGCAAGCACAGAGAGGAGAGACATGACTGTAGCAGAGTTCGAGGAGTGGGACCATACCGTCCTCGCGCAGTTCGCCGCCGAGTGCTATGCCGCGCTAAAGCAGGCGCAGATTGATCATGCCGCTGCCTGCATCGAGCGGCGCGAGGCGTTGCAGGCGTGGCGCAGGGAGGTCATCGCCTCCGAGCGTCAAGCGTAAGGCCGCGTTCCGTTAGCGTCGATGATGAGCGCCATGCGACGAAAGGCCGGCGCAAAGCTGATATGCACCCAGCGGCCGAACTCAAGGATGCACTGGTCATACTGCACCGCCGACTTGACCAGCGCCGCTACCACCTCGGCCGGCGTCCCGAAGGCCGGGCAGATGAAGTCCGCCGCCTCGCCGCGCAGATGCTGCGATGAAGGCTGGCCGCCCACCAGGCGGTTCACCGCTGGCGAGCGATACCCGCTCGTCACGATGATCGGCTTGCCCAGCACGGCTCGCACCGCTTCCAGCCCCGTCGCCGTGCGATAGAGCGCATCCAGCGCCTCGGGCGTAGGCTCATTCGGGATGCCGCGCCGTGCGGCTACCTCCGAGACGGTCATCTCGGCAAGCGTGAAGTGCGGAGAGAGGTTCATTTCGACGCCACGCCCTGCGTCTTTTCGTAGGTCCGCAGGCCACCGATGCCCAGCATCCCGGTGACCACCACCCACAGCAGGTCGAGGTTCAGAGTAGGCGGCACCGGCCACCCTTTGATCGCAGCGCCCCAGGCCAGCAGGGGCTGTCCGATGGTCGCGTACAGGAACCCGAAGCCGCCAGCCCAGCCGAAGAACGGACGCCAGCCGGCCACGAACACCGAAGGATGCGCCGCCTCGCGGGCGTTGATCTCCAGTTGCGCGATGACTTGCTTGAGTTCGCCATCCGCAGCCATGCGGACCATCTCCATCTCGGCCTGGCGCTTGGCCTCAGGGTCGGGGACGAAGCGGTCGAGCAGGGTCTTGCCGACCTCAAGGATTGGGCCAAGGATCATGGGGTTCATCACTTGCCTCGCAGGATCTTCCAGATGATGACGCCGACCGCGACGCCGATGGCCACATTGGCCAGCAGCACGATCACATCGAGCAGTTGCCACAGGCTGATCTTGCCGCCAATCAACAGCGTGTCGAGCAGGTTCCGCAGCTGCTGCATCATGGTAGCTGGTCAGCCCTGATCTCGAAGTAGACCGCCTGCTGCGCCCATAGAGGGTGGCAGCGGTGAGTGCTTATGACTTGGACCCTGGTAAACGGCACTTTGGCCGCAGGGATGTCGTATGGTCCCCATTCGATCAGCCCGACAGGCGCATCGAACGGCTTGACTTGCAGCAGGAGCTTGGCAGGGCCGTCACCGTAGGCAACGACATTGGTGCTGACCAGCTCACACACGCGCTGCTTGCGATAGGTGCCCCAAGCTCGCCAGCCTGCATCGGTGCGCTCGATGCGCGTGACCTTGAAGTCCTCAATCACCGGCATGAATCGCTCTTCAAGCTGCGCGGCCAGCAGCACCACAATCGCCACTCCGAGCGCCGGGGCGAAGCGGTTGAGCAGCGCCAGCATCACCGGCTCACCTCCCGCTTGATCGCGTCCCAGATGGCCAGCAGAGCGAATCCAATCGCAGCCCAGATGCCGCCACCGATGACCTTCTCGACGATTCCGCGCTTGAGTGCATCCCACTGGCCGGCGTTGCTGATGATCCGCTCGTGTGCTACCCGATGGCCGTGCGGGTCTCCGTTCGGGAATGCGTCACCGAATGACCGGCGCAGTTCCGCGAACTGGCGATCCATGTGCAGCATGAGGTGCTGTTCGTGAGCCTTGAGCGCGTCTGCAACCGCCTCTTGGATCATCAGCGCCACGCGGTCCTCGGTCAGTTGGCCCGTCCTGCGCTCGCGGCCCTCATACGACACGGCTATCCTCCGCAGCCCTCGCTTCGATCTCCATCGGGTGATTGCGATACCCGTAGCGCATCAAGCCCCACAGGTACACGGCATAGAACCGCAGCGTGCCCATGCGCTGCCATTGCCGCCAGTGCGCGGCCTCGTGCCGGCAGAGCCTGTCGTCTGCAAGGCACTCGCGGCGGATGAAGATGCCGAACGGCGGCAGGGTGATGCCGTCGTAGCCCACCAGATTGAGGTAGGCGCGGACGAGGTGGCGGGCGGGGCGCGGGGTCATGGTGCGGGAGCGAAGGATGTGCATCAGGGCCTCACATGAATGCGCGCGTCGAGTTTTTGCAGGCGGGAATCGGCGGAGTTCTTGCGTCTGGCGATCATGGCTTATCGAGCCGACTCAATAAGCTGAATGCTCCAGCTATTTTCTGCCGCAAGTGAAAAGGAGGTATCAACCGTTGTTGCAACGCCTCGGTTGCTGTCGGCATTTAGAGAGACCACATCACCCGCAGTCAGAGACACCATCCCGGTGCCCGTGAACACGAGCTTGGAGGTAGAAGTAGTCTCTTGACTGAAGTACTTGATGATGGCCGATGATGTTTCATTGAACAGGCCGAACCGAAAGCGCACCGCTGCGGCAACACCAGAAACAGAGAACGAGCAGGAGAAGACATAGATGCCTGTCACCGGAACTGTGTAGCTGGAGTTGACCGTGCTGAAGTTGTTGCGCCTGTCGTAAATCTCGCCAGTCGTGGAGATTTTGTTTCCAATGCCGCCGAATCCGCCGCTAGGGATGCTCGCTGCGGCATTAAGGGTCACATAAGCGAAAGGCTTTGCTTGGCTGTCATAGATAACCGTTCGGTCGCCCTGAATGTTCGACAGGAATCGAATGTCGGCCAGCGCGTTGATGTTCGCGCCAGCCAGCAGCGTGGCGTTGGTGATGCCTAAGCTTGCGTTGTCCACGATCTTGTAGACGATGTGGCAACCGACAACCGCATTCGATCCTTGGCAGCGCAGGAATCCGCCAAGGTCTCCCAGCGCGCCTCCCGCTTCAATTCTGTGAGTAATGTCGAACGTGACATTAGAAACGAGCGGGTTCGTCGCGTCGGACAGGCGCAGAGCTTCGCGCGGCCAGTAGCCGATTCCAGTGTGGTAGCGATGGACAATGCGAATCTGATCGAAGATAGCTTGGTCTGCGTTGAAGACCAAAATTCCGTACTCCGGATCATCCAGCTCGGCGATCTGAAATTCTTCGCGGCTCATGCGCCCGGCTACGCTGCCGTTGTATATCTCGATGGCCCAGCCGTAGCATGTCCCAACGGAGATTTTCTTGTAGATGTTGCCAGCGCCGCAAGTGCGGATTGCGCCTTTTCCCGTGCTAGCTCCGTAGCACGCGACGTTAAAAATCTCATTGCTGGTGAACCCGACGAAGTTGTCGTTGTTCAGCACCCATCCGTTCCCGAAGTTGCTCTGCAATCCTTGGAAGGTGCAAAACGCAACGTGATATGGGTCGGGGTTAGATCCGCCGTAGATGTTCTGCGGGATTCGCAGAAGGTCGCCCTTCAGGCTGACCCCGTACAAAAAGCCGAACTCCCAGCCATCGACGCCCCGCAGCGACAAAGCGTGCGAAGCAGTCCATCCACCAGGTTGTGCTGATCCGTCGAAACCGAGCGCGCCGAGATAGCCGCCCTTAAGAAACTTTCCGACGCCCGATGTCTGCGTCAGGTTCTGAATAGTAATCAGCGGAGCTTGCGAGATTCCGCGCCCCTTGATTGTGGTCGCAAAATAACCCGCTGTCTCGACGTAGAACCCGGTCGAATCGACGTTCGATACTGGCTGGATGATGATCTGCCCTTCGGTCACCATGTAGGTGCCTGCCTCGATGTAACCGCGCTTCCCAGCCACGCAGGCGGCAAAGAAGTTTTGCAGCGCCACCGTGTCATCGGTGATTCCGTCGCCCACCGCGCCGAAGTCGGTCACGCTCACCGTCTCGCGCAGCTTGGCCTGCACCGTGCGCTGGACTGCGCCAGTGCCGGCTTGGATAAAGTTCACGAACGCCGCACCGAACCGCGCCGCATTGAGCTGCGACGACACCAGGCGCGAGTTCTTGTCGCGGATGGTCAACGAGTAGTTGTCTGCGTTGACATAGACGCGAGCCGGCGCACCGTTGCGCACCGGGTAGCCGCCGCTGGTGCGGATCGGCTGCGCGGCGATCTGCGTGCCTGCTTGGTCCCAGTAGACGACGATGGGATTGGTCTGCGGGTTCTGCGCCGCAGTGCCGAAGTAGAGGTAGCCGTTTTCCAGCGGCTGGCCGTCTCGGTCGAAAATCAGCGAGTACGGTTCAAAGACGGCAACGCTCATTGCTTAGGCTCCTGGGGTTCACCGGAGATAGTCTTTTGCGCAGCGTCTGCCTGCGTCTGCATGACGGAGATCAGCCGCTTGGACAATGCCGCCTCTTCCGCGCTACCTGGGGCCGTGCGGCCGAGCTTCATCATCAGGTTGCGGACAGGAGCCGACTCATAGATGCGAGCCAGCGCACCGAGGCCACCAGCCGTCGCAATCGTCGCGCCGGCCGTGCCCATCATGTCAGCCAGCACACCGCCGGCCACGAACGGCACAGCCTCTTGCCCGGTAGCGGTTGCCACGCCAGCCTCGCCAGCGCGTCGGGTCAGGCCCAGTGCGCGAGACAAGCCCTCAACCTGCGCCAGATCATCACCACGGAAGAACACGCCGACTTGAGGCTTGAGCCTCTTGATCTCGGCATTGAACTTCTCGGGGCTGAACATCCGAGTGCCATCCTCGATCTCGTAGTACGACTTCTCTGCCGCCCGCGAAAGGATTGCCGTGCGCGCATTGGCCTGCCCTGCCGGCGTGAGGCTGGAGTAGAGTTGACGAATCTCGCTTGGCTTCTTGCTGAACAGCAGCCGGTCCACCACCTCGGGCGTGGCGTTGCCGCTTCGCAGCACAGATTTCAGCGTATCGTTCTTGAGTTCTCCAGCCAGTTCTGACAGGCGCTTGTCTGCCAGCTTCCACTTGGTCACATCGCGCCGCTGTCCGGTCGCAGTGATGAAGGCTTCCATGTCCTGCTTCAGTGGCCCGTAGATTTCGGAAAGCGCCTTCTCTCCAGTCGATCTGATGCTCGCCATGTCAGGCGATGCGAAGGCTTCTCCGACTTGCTTACGGAGCTTTTCAATGTTCGCTAACCCTTGGCCTTGCAGACTGGCTTTCCAGTCATCCAGCACTTTGATAATCGGTTTGTATTGCCCAGACTTCAGACTTTGAAGTTGCGCGATCTGGGCATCAATCGCCTGAGTGGCAGCAGGCGTCGGCACGGGGCCAGCGGCATCCAGACGGTTGATCACCTCGCTCTTCAGCGTGGTGTATTTCGTCAGATCATCGGCCCGCTTGGACGACAGATCGCGCATCACATCATCACTGACGCCGGCAGCATCCTCTGCACCGAACTCGCGCAGCAGGTTTCGCGTTGCCTCAATCCGCGCCCGCTGTTGCGCTGCTCGCGCCGGCCCGGTGCCGACCAGCGGAATCCGCTCGCCAATGCGCTGCGCGGCCTTGGACATGAATGTCTCTGGCGGCATGACATCGGAGGTCATCACCGGAATGCCGCGTGAGGTCGCTTCCTCGACGCCTCGGGCCATGCCAGGCGTGGCAGCGCGACGAGGGGCCGCAGCGGTTGCGCCGGCCACACCACCAAGCAGACTGGCCGCGATCTGGCCAGCAGGACCAGCGCCCATCTCCTGCGCCGCTTGCCCAGCAAGGCCAGCACCAACACCGCCGGCAACCTGCGTCATCGGCTGCGCTGCCAGCGCACCACCAACGCCTGCCGCAACCGGGGCCGCTTGGCCAGCAGCCGTCTGCAATGCCCGACCGAGCGCAGCAGTGCCGCCAGCGCCAGCCGCGCCGGCAGTGGTCGCCTGCACGATGCGCTCCGCTTCGGTCTTGGGCTGCGCCACGCCGATCCTGGTGAGCAAGTCCTCCATCGCCTGCGTCGGCAGCGTGTATTTCGTGCCCAGCAGGCTGTTGACCGCGCTCACGATGGGATCGCCAACCATGCCGGCCAGCGTGGCAGCGCCAGCGCCCGCCAGAGCGCCAGGAATCGCGCCAACGCCAGCCAGCGGCGCACCGATGGCCGCACCCAGCGCCGCGCCAGCAGCAGGCAGAGCAGCGCCTCTGGTCATCGCACCACTGATGCCGGCCGCAGTTGTTGCAGGCTTGGAAGGCTCGACGCCTTGAGCACCACCAGCCGCCCGGATCGCAGCAACACGCGCCTTTAGTTCCGGCGAGTCCGGCGCCACATCGTCGGGGATGTTGTTGAGCGTGATGCCGTCCTTCGTGGTGATGGAGTACGGCATCTCAGTAGTCCACAACGATGTTGCGCTGACCGGCGGCCGCAGGCGTCACTCGGCCACGCCCAGCGCCGGCTGTGCTCGTTCCGGGTGCAATCGCTCCGGGTGCCGTCTCGGTCGCCTCGTAGAAGATATTGGACGGAGACAGGCCATAGCCACGCGCAATGCGCTCAATACCGGCCCGGACAGTCGCCTCTTGCGTGCGTGCAGACGAGTAGAGCTTTTCCGCCTGACCCTTGAACGACGACCGCTGAGAAGGAGTCAGCCGCTCACCGCTGACAACGCGGTTGTAGATGTTCTGAACGCGCTCAGGAACCCCTGCCGCGTTCTGGGCGGTTGCGAACTCACCCTCTCGCACGACGGACCCGGGGTCGAGCATCTTCATGTATCCGAAGATCAGCGACAGGTCTCCAACAGCACTATCCTCGGACACCAACACGCGGCCATAGGCAGACTTGACCTCCTGATATCCCTTGGTGTTGTCGGTGTATTCCTTGCGCAGTTTTGTCTCTGCCTCGGGCCGCTTGTCCGCAGGGATGATGCCGGCAGAGATTTGGTTTGCCTCTGCCTGAGCGCGAGCCGCCTCTGCGCCAGATTTCGCCGCTGCCGCATTCTGCGCCGCGCGAGCCGCTTTGGCTTGCTCGATCTGCGCTTGCGTCAGTTGCAGTTCAAGACCGATTTTTTCCGGCGCGAACCTTGCCTCGGCTTGTTTGATGATGGCCGCAGCATTCGCCTCACTGACCTTGAACGGCTGCACTTCGGCAAGTCGCGCATCGGCCGCAGTCTTGGTGATGTTCTCGACAATATCCTTGTTGGCAGGGTCAGCCGCCAGATACGCCAGTTCAGCTTTCTTGTGTATCTCAGGAGCCTGCACCACAGTCTGCGACTTGACGCGCAGCATCTGTGCCTCTTCTGCCCTGCCAGAGTTCTCGGCAGCACGCGCACGCTCTTCGTAAATCTGCGCGGCCAGATCGGGCCTGCCAATGTCCAGCGCATAGCTCACTCTCGCACTGGTCTGAATCTCAAGCTCGCGCTGCTCTTTGCGCAACGCCGAAAGTGCGTCCTGCGCTCGTTGAGCCTGACGCGGATAGCGCAGCATCAGGTTGCGATAGTCGGCCGCAGTCGCAGTCTCGGGAAGCCCGAGCAGTTCCTGGTTGAATCCAGCCTCCTCCTCGCGCAGCGCCTGAGCCTCGCGGATCTTCTGCGCCACCTCCATCGCCTGCAGCTGCCGCACCTGCTGCTGCGCAAGGTTAGCCTCGCGCTGCGCCGTCGCCGCGTTGATCTGCTCGCCCAGCGCGTAGCCCTGCACCGCCGCCTGGAACGGCGACTGCACATTCATCTGGTAGTTGAACGGGTCAGCCATGATCGCGCCTCAAAAGACCGGCCTGCCAGTCGATGCCGACAGACTGGCGAGTTGCAGCGGGATATTCAGCAGGCTAGCATACGGGGCCGTCTCACCGATGATCCCGCCGGCCTGCGCCTGGCCCTGCGTGCCGAGCAGGTTGCCGATGTTGCCCGCAGTCGTCGCGCCGAAGGTGCCCTGCCGCGCCGCCGCGTTGCTGCCAAGCGTGGCCAGCCCGCCGAATTGGCCGAGCCTGCTCTGGATCTCCTGCGACAGCATCTGCGGCCGGAACTGCGCAAGCGCGGCCTGAATGTTGCCGCCACGCAGCCCGCCAGTCGCAGACGCCCGCTGAAGCAGCGCAGTCTCGCCACGGTCAACCGCCGCTTGCAGGGTCGGTGATGCCTCGATCTGCGCGATGGCAGCGCGTTCAGCCTCGGGGCCGAGTGCGCCGCTGAGCGCCTGCAACTGACGCACGGCAGGCACGCCCGCGCTCACATACGGGGCCAGCAGCCGCTGCGTCTCCTCGTACTGCCTGCGCTGCTCGTCAATGCCGGCCTGCGCTGCGCCAGCCTGTGCAGCCGATGCGCGGCCAGCCGTGGACGATTGCAGCAGGCTCGACGCCAGTTGCAGACCGCCAGCGATCCAGGGGTTGATGCCGCCGAGCAGCGGAGCAGCACCGGCCGCAGCGGCGCCAGCAGCACCGGCCGAGGTGGCAGACGCCAGCGGCAGCGCAGCGCCGGCCTCACCGAGCGCAGCCGCGCCAGTCAGCGAAGGGATGGAACCCTGCGGCACAAGGCTCATGCTGGACAGCAGACCACCGCCGCCGCCGCCAGCGGCGCCAGCAGCACCAGCGCCGCCAAGGCCACCGGCTCCAACGCCAGCAGCCTCGAGGCCAGCAAGGCCAGTCTCGAACCCGCCGAGCGCCCCGATGCCACTCGCGCCAGTGCTGCCAGCAGCGCCAGCGCCAGCGCCGAGCATAGGAGCCGCAGCCGCAGCACCCGCCAATGCCAGCGGCAGGAACGGCGCAAAAGGCTGGTCATACCAGTTGTTGCTCTGGTATCCAGACTGCTCCATGACCTCGTTGCCGCGTCCGGTGTAGACGAACCGCCGCAGCCCGCCACCGGGGCCGGCCATGAAGCCGGTGATGTCAGGATTGGCGAGAATCTCGCTACCGCCACCCTCGCCGCCCGAATAGGCGTACTGCGGCGCGGGAGCGTTGGCCCGCACATAGTCGAGGGCTTGCTGGCCGCTGAGGTTTTGCAGGATGTTGAGATCAATGGCCATTTCATCGCCCCTCGGGGTCGAGCCGCTGGCCGCTCTGCACTCTCAGCACCGCCATTGTGCCACGCATGGCGCAGGAATCAATCCTCGGCTTCATACTCGCGCTCCTCCCACGCCTGACAGGACCGCAGATCGTGGCAGCAGAACTCGAACTTGTGGCAGTAGCCGCGATACCCGGCACCGACATCCCACTCGTTCCAGGGAATGCGCTCCATCTTCGCCTGCATCTGCGGCGTGTTCTCGTAATACTCGCAGTTGCTGCACCGCCTGCGTCGAGCCTCGGCCTCGTCAACCTGCATCGCCGCAGCCAGCGCCATCCAGTAGGGCTTATTGGCCCCCCGCTCGTTGCTCGGCTTTTCAGGCCCGAGCATCCAGTCGCGGATGACCATCTGCGTGTTCTTGCGGTTCTCGGCCGTCGAGACGATAGGCTCATCCGGCTCGGGGATGCCCATGCCGAAGGTGAATGCGTCGTTGATCGACTTCATTATGTGATCTCCCTGCCGCTGGCGCTGATGGTGAGTGAGGTCGCCGCGCCGGCCAGCGTCGAGATGAAGCCGCCAGACTCCAGCGTCTGCCCGACCACCTCGGGGCAGAGGTAGGTCTCGGCCGGCACGATGGTGCGCGTCTGTAGCACGAGGTTCGACGAACTCGCAGAGCCGGCAGACGCCACGAGGTTGACTGAGAAGGTCACATTCGACGCGCTCGTGTTCGTCACGGTGAACTTGTCGATGATCGTCTTGCAGTTGCTCGCGGTGTATTGCGTCGTCTGCGAGTTCTCGGCCTGCTTGCGCGGGATGATGTTCTTGACGGTGACTGTCATTGCTGCCTCACTTGATCTGCGCGACGGTCAGGATGATCGACGGGATGCCCGGAACCGGAGCAGCCGCAGCCTGCGCCAGAATCTGCACGGATGTGTCCGTCGCGGAATACATGATCTGGATGTAGTCGCCTGCCTTCAGCGTCTGCATGAAGCTCCACGCGGCCACCAGCTCGCCGTCCGTGCCCTTCAGCCGCACCTGACTCGCACTGTTCGCAACATCCGCACCGTTGACCCGCAGCCAGATGTAGATGAGGTGCGAGCCGCCAGAGGTGTTGTCCAGCTGCGCCGAGAAGGCGATGCTGTAGACGCCCGCCTCGGTCACGAACACTTGCGAGGTAGTCGCGCCACGGTAGACGCCCAGGCTCACATCCGTGGTGTTCAGCGTGATCGCATACGCGGTATTGATCGCGGCCGGCGTCTGCGTGGTCGTGTCGTAGAACGCCCCGTAGCGCGTCGGAGTACGTTCCGGCACCGGAGGTGCCAGCGCCACCATGTCGAGCAGTCCTAGCGACTTGTAGAGGCTATCCAGCGCCTCGGTGGCCTTGCGGTCGGCCTCGCTTGCATTGATCGCCGCATCCTGCGCCACCTGAGCAATCGCGCCGGCATTGGCTGATGCCGCAGCCATCGCATTCTCGGCCGCGATGACCACATCCGTCTCCTGCGACGAGAGCGCGTCCACAATGGACAGCAGCTTCTCGAACTTGCGGATGGCCTCGTGGTCAGGCAGGAAGCTCGCCAGTTGATCCCGCGTGAGCCTGAGATTCGTGGCCATCAGACGGACAGCGGCTCCAGCCGCGCCTCCAGCCGCGCAAGCGACAGATGAGCCTGCGTGTCACCCCTGAACCGCTGCATCCTGATGCTGCGCATGGTGCCCTGCTGCAACCACACCAGGCGCTTCATCCTGTTGCCAATCGTGCCGCAGGAGATCGGCTTATCCATCGACCAGACCTCCCCGTCGAGCGAGTAACTGGTGGTGATCTGCGGGTCAATGCCAAGCGCCACGCGGCCCGTCAGCGCGACAAGCTCAAGCTGATGCACGATGACGCCGCGGCCCTCGTTGTAGAGCATCAGCGTGCCGCACTCCCAGCGCACATGATCGCCATAGTGCGTGCCCACGGTGTCCACCAGCGTGCCCACGCTTGAGCCTTGCGTGTCACCCACCAACCAGCGGTTGTAGGCCCAGACGAGATTCTTCGCCCGGTACTGCTCAAAGCCTTCCAGCGTCGATGTCAGCGTGAACCACACCGGCTGCTGGAGTTGCAGCGAGGCGTTGACATCGTAGACGATGGTGCGGTCAGGCAGATGCACATAGAGCTGCTGCTGGTTGCGATCCACCCGCGCTTCCATCAGCACGGTCGCAAGCTCGGCCTCGGTGTATTGCGACAGGATGAGGTCGATCTCTCGCGTGGCGATCTTCGTCGGCGTGGCATTGGCCCCAAGGTAGATGCTCACCGCCTCGTTCTGCCCGCTGCCCAGGAACGCCACCGAGTTCGCCAGCACGCAGCAGGCATGAGTTCCGACCGCGCCCTTGGGCACCTGACTGCCAGTCGTGCGCTGGAACGGGAAGAAGTCGCCGCCCACATTGTCGAAGATCTCGATGGTGTAGCGGCCGACCGCATAGACCTCATTTCGCAGCTTCAGCAGCGCAACCACAGGGTCAGGGTCGATCTCCGCGCTTCCGTACTTCAGCGGGTTGATGACAGTCGGGTCGTTCAGTTCCGTGACGATGAGGTTCTCCCCGTCCGTGCTCATGTAGTAGCCGTCGATGAACAGGATATCGACGCAAGTGCCGAGGTCAGGGTCGATCAGTTGGAACGGGATTGACGGCGGCAGGTAGTACCAAAGCTGCCCACTGCTGGCGATGGCCAGGCGGTCGAACGAATACTCCATCGTCACTTGACCAGACCCGCCGATGTAGCCCAAGTCGGTCACCGTGCCATCGTCAGCCACGCTCACCAGCTGCGTGCCCATGACGCGGTAGCAGACGCCGTTCCAGTTGATCCCGCCACGGTCAGGGCCAGGGCCAGTCGCAAACGCCTCGATGCCATCAGCCGGCCGCAGGTAGCCAGTGGACACGCCGCTCTGCTGCGCCACAGGAACCATGTTCACCGGGTACGACACCCGCACATCGGGGCCGTCGTCGGTGTAAACGCCGCTCAGGATGGGAATCTGCATTCAAGCCATCATTTGATTTTGTTTCTGCCAGTAGCCTCGTGGCAATCTGTTGGCAGTTTGCTCTGCAGGCGTTGCCCATCGCACATTCCCTGGCTCGTAATGGCCAAATGGATCAATGCGATCGAGTGTCGTTCCTTCTGGTCTCACGCCGATGCAGTCAATCAGTTGCTGCATGGAGCTAAACTTGAACTCGACTTTGGCATAGCAGGCATGATGCTTCGCGCCCATTTTGCAGCGTTGCTTGGCTTTGTAGTAGCTGCATTGTGTCCTCGCAAGGTCTGGATCGTTTTTTACCCCAGTGCCTTTCCTGGGGTGGTCGCGCCCGTCGAACCGCAGCCTGTTATGGCACGGTTTGCAGATCAGAGGTTTTCCCTCTTTCCGCAGTCTCGACAGAACGTCAGATCGAACCATTCGTTTTTCCTCGCAGTTTGGACACTGCACTTCATACTTCAAAAGTCCATTCGGCATACGTTGCTCCTTGCGGAGCATTATATCACCATTTTGGATTATTTACCACTTCACGCGGTTAGCCCAAAATGCCGCGCTCATCTTGCCCTTGGCGATGTTGGCAGCGTGGCGAGCCTTGAACGACTCACGCCGCGCCTTGTCGGCCTTGCTCTCGCCCTCGCGCTTCGGTGAGCCTGAGACGCCTTGCTGGCCGAAGCGGATCGTCTTGACCTGATCGCCTTCCTTGGCAACAACGACATGGCTCTTCGTCGCGTGCGATGGCGTGCGCTTCGGCTTGTTGTAGCCGGTCACGCCCGCAGCCTTGAGCCTCGCGTCAGGCATCAGCCCACCCGATACCAGACATCGGCCACATCATCGAACCGCAGCCGGAAGAAGCCATTGGCCGCGAGCGAAGTCGGTGCGCCAGTCACGGTCGCGCCGTTGCCGTTGACGGTCAGCGTGGCCACAGACTGCGTGCAGTTCAGCAGCAGTTCCTGCTTGTCCACGCAGTTCGCCAGCGCCGGCAGGACGATGGTGCCAGCAGCAAAGCCCGCAGTCGGCGTCAGGATCAGCCAGATGGAATCGCTGCCGTCGGTGATCTGCACCGAGAACCCGGTCGAACTCGGGGCCGCGTATTGCGTGATCTTGCTCTCGGTCTGCAAGCCCTCGTTCATGTAGGTCTTGATGACCGACATCGGCGCACGCCGAGCATCGCCGTTGTCCGTCGAGTAGATCGGCACCTGATCGCCGGGGAACACCTCATCGACGGCAGACAGTTGATTGATGGTCGGCATGGTCAGCCTCAGTTGAAGTCGAGAACGCCGTCATCGCCCGTCAAGATCGGGTCGATGGGCGCCCGCACGAACGGGTCATCGTAGGTCCACGGCTTGTTGCCCGCGCCGGCCGGCAGCGTCCTCGGGAACTGCATCTCGGGCGGCATCGCAGCGCGGGCCAGCAGCGTCTTGTAGCCGTAGTTCGCCGTAGCCTTCGTCTCTGCGCTCACCGCCTTGCCCACGCTGGGCGCGATCCGCATGGCGAGGTTGGTGATGATCGGCTCGTTGGCCGCATCAGGCACCGCAGTCTCGGCGTTGAGGTCAGTCGCCTCGGGACTGCCTGGGGCCGGGTAGCCAAGCCGGATGCCGACTGCGTTCCATTGCTCCATCATGGTGTCCAGCCGCCGGCAGGCAGAGTCGATCTGCTCAGGCTGGAGGTCGAACACATACGAGGCCAGCCCGATCTCCTCGAACGCGGCCTCGACGAACTGGCGCTTGCTGTAGCTCATGCCCGCAGCGCGTCGAGCGTGGCCTGCGTGGTGGCGCTGTCAGCGTCGAGCGCGGCGATCTGCTCCACATCACCACGCTGCACGGCAGCAGATCGCTGCTGAGCGTTGAACGCCAGCCGGTTCTCCAGAATCACGATGAGATCATCGACGCTCATGTCAGTCCTTATTGAGCCGCGAAGCCTTGGATGCTCGCGTAGACCGCGCCAGCACCGGATGCCGTGGCAGTCTGAAGTTGCAGGATGGTGTTGACCGAACCACGCAGAGGCATCGGGAACTGGATCGAACGCGGCGCAGCGCCAGTAGTCGGGATGCGGGTCATCCACAGAACCTTGTGGAAGGTCGCAGTTACGCCGGTTCCAGAGATCGCCAGCGTTGAGCCACCGCGAGTGGCCGACAGCGTGATCGTCGTGGCCGCAGGGGTGGTCAGGACATAGTAGGTCACGCCCGTCGAGATGCCGGTCACCGTGGATGCAGTGAAGATCACCGCATCACCGATCCGCAGGTTGTGGGTGACCGATACGGTCAGCGTGTTGGACGCGATGGTCTGCGACGAACAGGTCAGGTCAGGCTCACGCACCCGGAAGTCGGTGGCGTTGGTCAGAGCCTCGGCGTAGAGATCCAGCGCCGTCACATAGTTGCACAGCGATGCGCCAGCCGCCTCCTTGACTTGCAGAGGAGTCGCGGTGTTCACGATGCCGCTGACAGGGGCCGGGGTTTGCCAGGACACCTCCGGAATGGCGAACGGAGCGACAACCGCAGCCGCACCAGCAGTCATCGTCAGACGCGCCGCATCTCCAGCCACCAGCGTAGTCGGAGCCATCGCAGTGCGAACCACACCGCCAACGGTCAGCGGGTTGGTACCAGCTGCAGCATCTTCTGCCGCACCGCCACCAGTCACTGCGGTGACAGTGGAGACGGTGGTGATCGTGCCAGACGAGACGGTGACGGCCGGCGTGTTGGTGATCACAGCCGGGATCGACGCGCTCACATCAGTCGTCGGGCGCTGCGTCCACTCGACACGCTCGCGGGCATAGTCGAATGCTCGGATGTAGCTGATCCGCAGTTCGGTTCGGCGCACCAGCCCGCCACCGCAGTTCACGGTGGTGAAGTCAGCCGGCAGCACCGTGCTTCCCGCATACGGCAGCACCAGCGTCAGGTTGGTGGTGGCTGCACTGGCGATCTTCCATGCGCCGTCGATGTTCAGCGATGCGCCAGTGGCGATGTCGCGGCACCCGATGAGGTCGAGCGTGTCGCCGATGGTCACAGCAGGCGCAGCCCACGAAGCCGAGCCAACCAGCAGCAACTGCCGGGTGCCATCGGCCAGCGTGGAGAGCGCCGCAGACTGCACCGTCTGGCCAACAGCACCGAGCGCCGACATCAGGTTGCCGCCCTGCACACGCGCCACGAAGCCGCCATAGGTGGTGGCCGTGACCGCAGCGCCCCACACCACCGTGATCTGCGTGGGGCTGACGATGGAAGCAACAGCGGTCGCCGTGGTCAGGTTTGCGAAGTTGGTCTGGTCGCGGCTGCCATACGCCACGATCACATCGGCCGTGGTCAGCCCGTGCGGCCGGTCGAAGGTCACCGTCGCAGTCGTGGTGCCGGTCTTGACCGCAGTCACGATCTGGCCGACAGGGATCGGCATCGAGTCGGCATTGCGAGCGCGCATCCGCAGCTTGTATTGCTTCGCTGGGCTGGGCACCACGCTCGTGCGGATGAGCCTGCTGGTCGAGCCAGTCAGCACATCAATCGCCTGATCCTGAACCTGCACCCGGTCGGCTTGAATGACGAGCTTGTATTCGGTGGTCGGCGCGAAAGCGTACTGGTACGCCGAGTTGACCAGCTGCACCGAGGCAGTCGTGCCGATGGTGACGCTGTGGTTGCCGGCAACCGTGCCGCTGGGATACGCATCACCAGCCTCGGAGCGCGTGTAGAAACTCGCGTTCGTGACGGTGGCGTTCTCCAGGATCATCGAGATGCCGTCGTTCGCGCCACCGAGGCGCGGCCGGTGGAACACATAGCCCGAGGTGAACGGACCAACCGACAGGGACGGGATCGTTCCGCCAGGGCCAGCAGTCACGGTGAACTGCGTCGGGCTGGGAACGCTCGCCACCACCAGCGAGTTGTAGTTCATCCGCGAGTCATTGACACCCGCGATGCCGATGCACTTGCCAACGCTCAGGCCGTGATTGGTGGTCGTGTTGACCGTCAGCGTGGTGGTCGCCTGCGTGATGTTCAGGATGTTGACATTCGCGGAACTGATCTGCGACACATCGTCGCTCACCAGTTCAATCGAAAAGTCCTGGCCGACCGTGCGCTGCGACATCGACAGACCGACAGCGATCTCCACCGGCATCGTGAGCCGCAGTTCGCCCTCAATGACAGTCTCGGTGCCAGCGTACAGAGACGACTTCGACAGCACGAGGTAGCTCGCCGCAGCGGCGTTGCCGTCAGCATAGGCCAGATCGCCAGTGCCGAGCACCTGGGAATACCGGCCATCAGTGGGATCGTATGACTCGAAAGCGTCCCGCGCCTTCGTGGTCATGTTGCCGGCAGAGGCAACCACCTCGGCATAGGTGCCATCGTTCAGGTCGATGTTCTTGCGGTTGACCTGATCGCGGCTCTTGATGATGTTTGCCATGTCGTTCCCTTCGCGGCTTACGCCGCAGCGCCGGCCATCGCCAGCGTGATCCGTTGCATCAGCGTCTGGTCACTCCAGCGCCGATCCACCTTCAATCCGATCTTCTCTGCCTGCTGCTCCATCTCGGCACGGGTCGGAGGCTCATCGTCAGCCGGTACAGGCTCATCGACAGGCTCACCGATCACCGCCTCGACCACAGGCGCAGGCTCAAGCCCGAGAGCTTGCAGGTACGACTCGCACCAACCATCGGCCAGCGCGTCGGCCAGTTCCTCGGCCTCGAAGCCCTTGCAGTCGTAGGTCTTGCCCGGTGGCCCGAAGTGCGGACCCGGCGAGCGATAGAGCAGAACTTGCGTCACTTCTTGGCCCTCTTCACGGTCTTGGCAGCAGCACGGAACGCCGCCGCAGTCGGTGCGCCCTTCGCGCCAAGTTTACGCATCTTCTCGCCGCTGCCGGCCGCGATGCGCTCACGCTTGGCTGCAATGTTCGCGTAGAGGCCCGGCTTCACTTCTTCTCCTTCGCGGGTGCCTTGCTCGGCTTCCCAGCCTTGAGCGCAGCGGTGCGAGCAGTGTTCAGCGCGATGGCCACCGCTTGCTTCTGCGGCTTGCCGGCCTTCATCTCGCGCGAGACATTGGCACTGATCGACTTCTGCGAGTAGCCCTTCTTCAGCGGCATCGTGCTCTCCAGATGTGACAACGCGGGCGGCGGCCAGGAACCCCTAACCCTAACCGCCCGCGTCTCCTTCAGACCGATCAGCCGAGACGGTAGGTCACGAAGGTATCGGTCGCGCTCTTGCGAGTGCGGAACTGGCCCGAGGTGCCGGTGGCCACAGCGCCAGCACCGACGACAGTGTGACCCGACGCAGCAGCGGTCACGGTGAAGGTGTTCGGCCCGGTGTTGATCACCGCCCAGTCGAACGAGTCATTCACCGCGAACTGCGAGGCCAGTTCCATCACCGCGCCAGTGTCCAGCGTGGCAACGACGCCGGCCGCAGTGCTGGAGGTCACGATGCCGCCGAGGCACAGCGCCGCGGTCAGGGTGCCGGTGGCGTTCAGCGTGCCGGGTGCAACCTGCACCGGGGCCAGCAGACGCTGCTGCTGCACCTGGGGGGACACGCCCACCTCGTACAGCACCTGCACACCACCCGAGGCGTCGATCACGATGTCAGCGCCGCTGGTGTACGGGCCGAACACGGTCTGGCCGTTGTTCACGGTGCCGAGCACGGTCTGCTGCGCCGGGTAGTTGGGGAAGCCGACCAGCCGCGAGACGACGCACGAGCCTTGGCAGAAAACCGCGATGGACTCGTTGGCCGGCACCGAGACGGTGACGGTGCCCTGGGTGAGAAGAAGCGAACTCATGATGTGTTCCTTTCGTTGTCCGAGGGCGTCAGGTCTGCGAGAACATGATGATGCCGCTCGTCTCCGGCTGCTT